GAAGCTTTGCAAGCGAATGACTCAGAAGCAATAAGGAAAGCTATATGGGATGCAAAGCCATATCAACCTGACGGAATTGTTGATGGCAAAAGTCTCTTAGAGCTTGTCACTACACCCGAACCACCATGCGCTCATGAATACCCATTCAAAGGATTACAAAGAAAAACAAACGGAATTAGATACGGCGAGCTTACTACGCTTACTGCAGGAAGCGGCATTGGAAAGAGTTCCTTTTGCCGTCAACTTGCAACTCACTTACTCGAAAGCGGAGAGAAAGTCGGCTATCTGGCTCTGGAAGAATCAAACAGAAGAACAGCTTTAGGTCTTATATCGAGTGCCATAGGAAAACCATTACATCTAGGAGGCTATGACCAACAACAACTCAAAGAGTATTTTTCTAATACCATTGCTAATTGGAGCCTTTACCTTTATGACGGCTTTGGTTCTTTTGACCCGAACGTTCTTTTCAATAGAGTCGAATACCTTGCCAGTGGATTGGAGTGTCGTTTTGTGGTCTTAGATCACCTCAGTATTTTATTGAGTGGATTAGAAGGCGATGAACGAAGAATGATAGATCAGACAATGACTAAGCTTAGAAGTTTAGTTGAACGAACTGGAATACATCTTTTTTTAGTAAGTCATTTAAGACGTACACAACAAGATAAGAATCATGAAGAGGGAGCACGTGTCACCTTGGGACAACTTCGAGGATCCGCTGCCATTTCTCAACTTAGCGATACAGTCATTGCGCTCGAAAGAAATCAGCAGACCGACAAAGATGGAGGCGTTACGACTCTTAGAGTCCTTAAGAATAGATATTCAGGCGAGACAGGTATAGCAACAACATTGAACTATGAATTATCCAACTGCAGATTTAGTGAGAATGAAACTACGGAACCATCCTTTCTACGCGGGTCCAGCGAAACCACGGATTTTTGAAGAAAGTGAATACGAACATCCATGGTACAAACACACTAAGGAACCACCAAAACTAAATAAACCAGAGCCACCTAGCGAGGAGGCAAAAAAGAAAGCCAAATTTGTAGACAAAACGTATGAGTGGAGAAATGACTCTGGTATTCGACCTAGAGACAAACGGTCTCCTAAATGATGTAACACGTGTTCATTGCATAGCAATATATGACTCAACAACTGACACAGTAGAAACTTACAACGATGAAAAGAACAATAAATACTCCATTTCTGAGGGACTTAACAAGTTACTTGTTGCTGACACGATTGTTGGTCATAACATCATTAATTTTGACTGCGCGGTGCTTAGCAAACTATATAACTATTTCACTCCCCGTAATCGTATTGTTGACACTCTTCTGCTTTCACGTTTATACCACCCACATCTCTATGACATAGACCATAAGCATAAGTGGAGACATATGCCACTACAGCTTTATGGAAGACATTCATTAGAGGCTTACGGCTACAGATTAAATGAGTATAAAGGTGAGTTTGGGAAGACGACTGACTGGAGCGAATGGAGTCAAGAAATGGAAGACTATTGCGCTCAAGACGTTGTAGTAACTAAAAAATTATGCGACCACTTTCACCCTTACCTGACTGGGTTGCGCTAGAGCACTCAGTCGCACAAATACTTACACAGCAGGAACTACATGGATGGTACTTTGATGAGAGAGCTGCATGGGAACTTGAATGTTCTCTCCGAAAGGAGCTTGAGGAACTTAGTAGAGTACTTCGCAACAGGCATCCTTTCGTCGCAGGATCAATCTTTACTCCGAAACGAAATAACAAAACACAAGGCTATGTCGAAGGCTGTGAAATTCAACGATTAAAAGAACTAAACCCTACATCCAGAGATCACATTGCATGGATACTGACGTTTCATTATGGATGGACACCCTCATCAATAAGCTCGAACGGCAAGCCCGTAGTAGACGAAATCATTCTCAAGGACATTGGGACGGATATTGCTCTGAATTTTCTACGTTGCCTGGAACTGAAAAAGGCTATCGGGATGATGTCAGAAGGCGTGAACGCATGGCTCAAGCTATGTACGACCTCTAGTCGAATACACCACCACTGTTCAGTTGCCACAAATACATTTAGATGTTCACATCGAAAACCAAATTTAGCCCAAGTACCTTCAGATGAAAAATTTAGGAAATTATTTAAAGCATCCCCTGGCATGGTTATGTGCGGTGCTGACCTTAGTGGCATTGAGCTTAGAGTACTATCCCATTATCTTGCGAGGTATGATGGAGGACGCTATGCAAAAATCCTTCTCAACGGAGACATTCACCAAGTCAACGCCGACAAAATTGGAATTACCAGACGTGCTGTTAAAGGAGTAACGTATTGTTTTCTTTATGGCGGATCAGCAAAACGTATAGGTCAGACATATGACAAACAACTATCAGATAATCAGGCAACAGCTAAAGGAAAAGAAATTCGAGATGCCTTCATCAAAGCCATCCCTGGATTATCAGAATTGCTATCGGCTGTTAAGAAGCGGTCTTCTACAGGCAAGATCTTGGCTATCGACGGACGGACACTCATAATTGACAGTCCTCACAAAAGTCTAAACTTTTTAATCCAAGGCTCATCCGCGTCAATCGCGAAGCGTTGGCTACTTATTACACATGAAAATTTACCACCAACTGCTCACCAGCTGGCATTCGTACATGATGAACTTCAATATGAATGCGATCAAGAAGACGTAGAAGATCTCAAGTCCTTACTTGAATTATCTGCAACTCAGGCAGGTGAGTACTACAACCTCAGAGTCCCTATAGCAGCTGAAGCGAAGTCTGGAAGGGATTGGTCTGAGGTCCACTAACTTATGAAATTATTAATTGATGCAGACTTCACAGTATATAAATGTTGTGCAGCTGCAGAAACAGAGATCGACTTTGGAGATGACGTTATTGTAGTTACTTCTAAATTCTCAGAGGCTTATGCCTGTGTGATGAGGGAGATTAAAAAGATACAACGCCACTTCGGGTCATTCGATGACATTATCTTGTTCTTTAGCAGCCCTGATAATTTTCGGAAAAAAATTCAAGCCGATTACAAAGGTCATCGAAATAGAAAAAAGCCATGTGCCTATAAACGTGTCATCAACAAACTCAAGACTGAGTTTGAGGTAATCACCATGCCTACCCTTGAGGCTGATGATGCTATGGGTATCTACGCTACTAAGAATCCAGGTAATATTATTGTCAGTCCAGACAAGGACATGAAACAAATACCTGGGATGTTATATAACTTTGATGAAACCTTCACAATCATCAAATCAGAGGGTGCTAAATGGCATCTAGTTCAGAGTGCAGCTGGAGATAATACTGATGGTTATGCTGGTATTCCTGGCATAGGTATCAAAAGAGCAACCCAAATGTTTGAAGAAAAAGGTTGGAGTTGGAAAACATTACTAGATGCTTTTAAAGAGAAAGGATTATCAGAAGAAATAGCTTTAACCAACGCACGACTAGCAAAGATCTTAACTACAGAGGATTATGACCACGAAAAAGGAGAGCCAATACTATGGAATCCCTCAGCCGATTACTGCATTAACTCTTGAGCAAGATCTAAAGCTCAGGCAAATAAAAGATGCTATTGAGCATCCTGATACAGATAGGAAGGACGTTAACACCGTCTTCCTAGCTCTGCAAAAACAAAACTTTGTACTAGCTAATAGCCTTACAAACTTATTAGAAAAATGGCCGAAACCACCAATGACCATGGACCCGAATATTACAGGCGTGGATCCATCCAAGTCTGGGATTTTGTTCGTGATCAAGAACTCAACTTCCACTTAGGAAATGTAATTAAGTATGTCTGTAGAGCAGGTCATAAAGAAGACGACATCGAAGACTTATCAAAAGCACTCCACTACCTATCTAATGAAATCGAATTTAGAACAAGCCAAAGAGTTCAGAGAAGCGTTCAATGTGAAAAATTCACAGAATCTCAGCTCGCGGAATATGCAGCGCAACTTAATAATTGAGGAGTTTAAAGAATTTTTAGAGGCAGAGGGGATGCTCTTTAGACAGAGTTTAGATCTGCATGAGGAAGCTATTAAAGAACTCAGTGATCTTGTATATGTCTGCTATCAATACGCAGCAAATATGGGATGGGATTTAGACGAAGCTCTACGTCGAGTCCATGAAAGCAATATGTCGAAATTAGATACAGGCGGTAAGCCAATCTATAGAGAAGACGGAAAAGTATTAAAGAGCAAAAACTACAAACCACCTACATTAACTGATCTCGTCTAATGACAAGTTTAATATCTCGAACTGGAAGAGTTCAAAACTGGATTGATGATCCAGAGTCACGTCTACCCGTATCATGCACTGTCTTCGTTGTAGAAGACTCAATGGAGGGTCCGAATGGAATCGAAGCAAGTTGGAGATTCGTCAGCCACG